AAAACTAGCTTCTTTAGATATAGTTAACGCAGACGTTAACGCTAGTGCTGCTATAGCTGGTACAAAGATTTCTCCTGATTTTGGTAGTCAAGATATAACGGCAAGTGATTTAATTCTGACAGGTACAGGTACAAATACTGACAATTCCTTAGATCTTTCTTATAACGCTACATCAGGAGTCGCTTCAATTAATGCCGATTCAAGCGGTGGAAATACAGAGTTACAGTTAGGCACAAGCAATAATGGTAGTTTAGGTACTAAATTAACTATAAAAAATACTGGCGAAATTGGAATCGGCACAACAACCCCTCTTGCTGACTTGACTGTAACCGATAGTGCGACACATACAGCTTTCGCATCATCAGTGCCTTCTGCTACTGATTGTATGTTGCAGTTATATAACAATCCCTCTAGTGAAACAACAAACAACCACGCCACTATACAATTAGGTGTTAATGGTGGAACACATAATAGGGTTTCTAGTATATCTGCTATTGCCGAATCTGCTAGTAATAGAAAATTAGCCTTAGCTTTCTGTACTGATTCTTCTGCCAATAGAGGAGAAAGGATGCGGATTACAGGTGATGGAAACGTAGGTATAGGTACAAATAGTATACCAACTGGTTTTAAATTAGCAGTTAATGGTGATCTTTCTTTAGGTGAAACAGGTGGTAGTGATAATACATTTATTGACCAAAAACAAAATGGGATGTTGGAAATCATAAATAGTGGAAGAGATGATAACGCTGCTGCTATTCGTATTAATCGTATGAATAACATTTCAGGTGGTACAGATTATTTTAGAGATGTAAATATTTATGATGGAAAAGGAAATTCTGTCATGTATGTTGATGGTAGTGCAGCGTCAGTAGGAATTGGGACAACAAGTCCTAATGGAAAACTTCATGTTCAAACAGGTGCTACTGGCACAATTGCACAGTTTCGTGGTGATAGCACAGATTTATTAAATATTGATGGTGACTCAAATCAAATAACTCTTGATGCTAGAAATGTTGGAGCATTAGCGTTTGAAATGCAAGGATCAGAAGCGATGCGTATAGATTCGTCTGGAAACGTAGGTATAGGTCTTACTCCTAGTTCTGGGCAAGGTATTTTACAACTTAATGGTGGATTAAGAATAGCTGGTAGTGCTTCAGCATCTGATACTAATGCACCTTATATATTTAGAACGTCTGGTGCAGATAATATGGTTCTTGCTACGAGTGGCACAGAACGTATGCGTATAGATTCGTCTGGAAATATAGGCGCACCATCTGGATCAAATATATATAACGCATCTGATTCAAGAGTTAAAAGAAATATTGTTGATCTTGATAAAGGTTTAATAGCTATAAAATCTCTCAGACCAGTCTCTTTTAATTGGATAGATGGTTTTTGTGATGAAGAAAAAAATACTTTATATGGTTTTATTGCTCAAGAAGTTCAAACTGTTGATAGTAATTTAATAGAAGATTTTGCAACAGAACTAAAAATAAATGAAAATAAAATTGAAAATATTTTAAGAGTAAACGAAAAATTTATAATTCCTATGCTTGTAAAAGCAATACAAGAGTTATCAGCTAAGGTTGAAGCACTTGAAGCTAGCTAGTATAATTGGTTAAATTACATTAGTTTTATGGCAACACCTCAAGAGCTTTATGACGAAACAAAAACTCGTCTTGATCTAAACATTGCAAAAGCACAAATGCTTGAAAGAGAAATACAAGAAAAAGTAGCAGAAAAAAATCAACTCACTCAACCAATAATCGAAGATCAAGGTGCTTTAAAACAGTTAGAAAAACTTAGTGATGTTGTACAACCTGTAGAATCAAAGTAAAATAAAACTAAACATTTATTATCATGGCTGTTACTTGGAATGTTGTTTCTTTAGATGCAACAAAAACTGTAGGAAGTTTATCTGATGTTGTCACTACTGTTCACTGGACAGCAAGCGATTCTGAAACTGTAGGTAGTGGTGATTCTGCTGTTGTACATAGTGGCTCTAGTTACGGTTGTGTAGGACTTGCTGCTGCTGATTCTGGATCGTTTACTGCTTATGCGGATATAACAAAAGAAAATGCTATTGCATGGGCTAAAGCTGCACTAGGTACAGATGAAGTTACAAGAATAGAAACAGGTATTGCTGCTCAGATAACAGAATCTAAAACTCCTACTACGACTTCTGGTGTACCTTGGTAGATATTACTGATAGTCCTACATAAAGAGGTGCTAATGCACAGATTCCGCAGAAAGTTATAATAGTCACAGGTACTAATGCTTTTAAAAAGGCTTCTTTAATCATGTTTAATAAAATAGCTAATGTTTTAAGTATTATCTCTTTCATTATGGTAGCTTCCATGAGTGGTGGAGCGTACTTTGGTTACAAGTATGTAACTTCAGAACAGTTTAAATCAAGAGTTATGAATGAAATTCTTGGAAATGTACAGGGAATGATGCCTAAACTACTAGATAAAGGTTTACCAAAAGCAACAGGCCCATCAATGCCAATAATAAAATGAATGGAGATACCTGATATAAGTATCTCTGAGATATACATCCCAGACGTTCCAGCAATCTATACACCTCATTACTTAACTATTACAAAACCACCAGACATTAATGTTCCAGGTTGTACTTATCAACATCGTGATATAAAAAATACTGGTAATCGTAATTTGTTACTGGAAGATCCTAATGGTGTATTTACAACGTGCGACTTTCCGTTCCCTGGCTATATTCCTCTTGACTATACACCTGAGAATCTTGTCATTACAGAAGAAGCACCTGTTGATAATGAGCCACCGCCCTTGCCAGAAACAGAGCAGCCAAAGATTCCTGACTTACCTGAACCACCCCCACCTCCTTTTCCTCCCTGCCCTGGTAAAAATGACCAAAGAGTAGGAGACTTTCGTAACGATAAAAAGTTAGAACGTGT